GCCAGCACTTCGCCGGACGACGGCACCAATTCAATCAGGCGCTCCATGCGCGGCTGATCCATCGCGGCGCTTCGAGCCAATCGGCCCGCTGCCTCGCCGGTCTGTTGCAGAAACTTACCGGCAAAAAGATCGTATTTCCCACCCTTCGACTCCTTGACCTTCTCGCTGCCCTTTTCGGCCTGCATGCGCAGAGCCGCCAGCACAAGACGGCGCTCCGTTCCGGGCAGGTCGAGAAGCCTTTCGTTCAGCGGCCCGAGGTCAACTTGCCCGCCGTCCATATCGGACGCGATGGCATCGGAAAACTCGCGGATGAAACCCGCGTGCCTGCTCATGACGGCCTGGGTCTGCTCGTAGGCCGAAAGGAACGCCTTGGCGTCAATCTCATTATCGGTGTTGCCTGCCGCCTGCGCGCGGACTTCGGCGAGCTTTTCAAGGCTCCCCATGCCCTCGACGGCAGCGCGGAACCCTTCGTTCAGGGAACGCTCCTGCACGTCACGCGCGGCCTTCTGGCCCTTCGCGATCTTGGCGGCATGTTGATAGAAGGCCGCATCTTCGAGGCCCGGTTCAGCGCCGGACTTGGCCGCGAAGTCATCGCGGAAGAACGGGAAGGCGCGAGAAACTTCCTCCGCCGTCTTGCCATACTGGCGGGCAAGGAAGGCCGTATTGACCACCCGCGCCCGGTCGGCATCGGGATTTGCCGAAAGACGTAGGCCGGTCGAGAACGACGGCGAGGCGGCATCGACATTCTTCAAGTCGTCGAACAGGGAAAAATAGCGATCTTCACCTTCGCGGCGTTGCTGTTCTGCGGTCGGGAAATCGGGCAAACCGTATTCGCGTTGCTGCTCCCGATACCGGCGCAGCACGTCAGCGGCCCGCGCTTGGTTCTCGGGCGTCATGGCGTCGATGCCTTGCGCCAGCGCGAAGGCTTCACTTTCAAGGATTTGGGGCATGCTTTTTCAGGATGTCGTCGAGGTTAGGCGGCGTCGATCCTGTGTTTTCAGGAAGGAGCAGCAGGGCAGCGGGCAGGACTTCGGAGGCGGCGCGGGAATTGATCGGCGCGCGAGCCAGTGAGGAGATGCGGGAAAAGACTTCTTCGGAGGTCTTGAGCGTTCCGGCCTTCACTTCGCGCGTGATCGTCTCTTTGATTTCGGCGACCTTGCGCAGCACTTCCGTTTTCTTGGCCGCATCCTCCTCGAAAACCTGTTCCTCCTGCGCGGGTTGCTGCGCTTCCTTGACGCCAAAAAGGCCGTCGCGTTTGAAGTATAGCCCTTCCTTTTTGCGATACAGCGGCTTGCCGGTTTCGTCCGTTTTGGCGACCTTGAAGGCTCCAAGAAGCTGTTCGTCAAAGGCCGCAGAATCGAGCGCCTGAAAGGCCTCTGCCGTGCGGACTGCCTCGACGCCGCCAGAAGCAAAGCGCGCATCGTAGAGGCTGCGCAGGTGGTCGAGATGCGGGCCGCTGAAATTGGCCTCAAGAAAGGCCTCATACTTGGCGCGCTCCAACGGCGAGGCATTGGACGGCATCGAGCCGATGGCGGTAATTTGACGCTGGAAAAGCTCCTCGTCATTTGAGGGCTGCGAGGTCGCGAGCGTGACGAGTTCTTGCCGGTCGAGGTCCGTCAAGGAGGCGTCGGCCTTGAGTTCGTCGGGCGAGGGCAAATCACCAACGCCGATGCGACGGCGGAACGTGTTGAAGCTATCGGTGCGGTTCTGTTCCTCTTGCCGGTCGGCCATGGCGTTAATCTTGAACCGTTGCAGGTCCGAGATGCGAGAGGCCTTAACGCCCTCGTCGGCCAACTCTCGCGCCATTGCGGGGTTGGTCGTCGCCATCATCGAAAGCTCCTCAAACTCCTTTTCTGCCGTCTTGGTCTTGAGGGCCTTTGTAACATCCTGCCGCATCGCCTCTGCCTGTTCGGGAAAGATCGTGCCGGAAGTCTCCAGAAGCGTGATGGCTCCAAGGGCGCGGTCGGAATCGCCGTTCTCAATCGCGGCGTTGATGGAGTTTTGCCCAGCCTGCAAGGCGCGCGCGGCGGTCTGCTTCAAGGCCTGTTCCTGCACGCGGCCCGTCTGCATCGTAGCCCAGCGGCCCACACCCTGCGCGAGCGATAGACGACCATCCGCCGAAAGCCGACGCTGCCCGTTCCGCTTTTCGAGTTCGCCGGAAAGTTGCTGCCACTTCGGGGGCCATGTCTTTTCGTCCGGGCTTTGGGTCTGGAAAACCGCGAAGTCGTTTGCGGCTTTCTGCATGTCCTGTTCCGCTTCGAGCAATTCGCGGGCGTCATTGACTCGCGTGTACTCCGCAAACACACGGGCACCGCTGGCCCCGAGGCTCATCAAGCCGCGCCCGATGTCATCGGTAGGTGCAGCAACGCGGGCCGTTTCCAGCGGTTGAACGCCGGATTGCAGTAAATCAGTCTGGCCGTTGCGGTATCGGGCACTCATGATGCTTTACGGGGATAGTTGCGAGCCACGCCATAGCCCATTTGCGCAAGCTGGCCGACGCCTTCGATAAGCAGGCCGGTCCCGCGTTGCTTGAGCGCCGCGACGCTTGAGGCCGCGCCGTAGCGGGCATTTGTGGCTTGGTTGGTCAGCGCGCGGGTCGTGAGGTCGCCGCCATGCTGCGCGTCTGAAAGCTCGCGCTGTTGGAGTGTCAGCGTTTCAGCCATGATGGAGAGAGGCGAACCTCCGCCCGTTCCGCTCAGTGCCATGCGGGCCGCCTGTGTCGCGCGTGCTCCCGCCTGATTCTTGGCCGTGCGGCGCTGGTTCTCGGCAAGCTCGATTTGTTTCCGTTTGGCCTCATCTTCCGCCGCGCGGGCCTGCATGTCGCCCTCGATCTGCGCAGCCTTTTGTTGCTGCCGGTTGGCGTAAAGGCTCATGCCCAGGCCCCCGATGGAGGCAGCGGCGCTTAGTCCTGCGAAAATGGGTGCGAATGCCATGGTTTATCTTCCCTCCACTTCATGAATCAAAATGTATGCGAGCAAGTTAAAAGGCACTGGATCGTTCGAGCGGAATTGAAGCTCGATGGAATCCTCCCAATCTGCCGGAACGTGGCTCGAAATGCGCGTCGTCCTGACCGTGAGGGCCGGTTCGTCGGCCTGTTCGCGCTCGTAGGGCGTCGAGTAGTCGAGCGCCGTCCAGTCGCCGCCTGTTCGGAACTCGCCCGCAATGGAGTTGTAGAGGCAGGCAATGAGCCGGTTCGGACGCCAGCGCCTACCCTGCCCGGTGCCGTCATCCAGCACGACTTCAAGGCGCATCGGTCGAAGCGTGGCCTCAAAGGCAAGGCCCACAATGGCCGTCGTGGCAGCGGTCGAAAGCGTGACGGCTCCCGAGGAGACTGTCTTTGTCTCGATCCGGGCACCATCGGCCCAAATCTTGACCTCCTTTCCTTCGAGGTGCGAAAGCCCCGTGATGGACGTTCCCGAGGGCGTGACCTTAAGGCCCGAGTCCACATAGAAGAAATCGCTCGCGGTGTCGAAATCGAAGTCCTGCGCGGTCGGATAGAACCTTTCAACGTTCCGAACCGTCGCGCCATTGATGGTCCGACGCACCACGAACCAAACTTCATCCCGCCCGTTGTCGCCGTAGATGGTCGCGACGCTCTCGAAAGCGCCGTCTGTAATATGCCGGTGCCATGCCGTGACGTTCTGGCGTCGGTCATAGGTGAAGCCGCAAAGCTCGCCGTTGCCATTGATGGCCCAAAGGACCGAATCGGGCATGGCCGCAAAGTCCATATCGACGAGGCCAGAAGCGCCCAGGTGTTCGGCGAATTGCAGCACGTCCGACCCGCTCCAAGCGTCACGGCTGAAATCATAGTTAAACTCATGCAACCTGCGCGCGCTTCGAGGGCACCAGAACAAGGCGTCGTTCACCATCTGCGGCGCGAGCGGCGCGGAGCCGTTCCGGGTCGTCAGTCGGGCGCGCATGTTGTCGGCAGTCAGCACCGAGTCGGATTCGCCGCTGTTGATGATCCATTCCTCCCCGGTCGTCCCGATAACGAGGTTGCGCCCAAGGGACTGCATCCACTCGATTTGATTTGTTTCGACGCTCGAAAGCGTGATGTCGATGCCGTCGTCATCCTCCGGGCCGGTGAAGAAGTTGTAGAAGTCATCGACGCGGCTTGACCATGCCCGCGAGGCATCGCCCGACACACCAGCGAACCAAAGGCGCGCCTCATGGAAGGCCACGGCGCGCGGGTAGCTGGCCCCGAAGGCTCCACGATACCAGTTGCGATTGTCCTGCGTCAGAATCTCACACGGCGCGAACGACACGTCAGGCAGCACAAAGGAGGCCGTGACTTCCGTGCTCGAAACAAACGAGTCAATGCGAACCAGCGCCGTCACGACGCCGGTTGTTGCTTCAAGCAAAAAGCCTTGGTCGCGCGCCGTCGAGGTGATGCCAGGCTCCCAGCGAATGCGGTAATAGCCGCCCGTCGAAGGTCCGTTGTAGGTCGAGGCAATGTTGCCGTCTGCCGGGTTCTTGAAGCCCCAATGGCGAACGCGGTCCCACGTGCTGCGATCCTTGCTAAACTCAAGGTAAAGCTCTCCCTTGACGCCGCCATTCAGATAGCCGGAATAATTCGTCGTCGTGATGGTCGAGCGAATGAGCGCGTCACCCGCAATGAACATCGGCTCCGTGACGTGCGTTACGCCTGCCGTGTGGTTCGTGGACAGGAAAAGCGAACGCTTCGAGCACCCTACGTCGATGCGGAAATACGTCCCTTCATCGGCAGCAGAAAAGGTCGCGGCACTGGCAAAGAGTCGAAGGTTGGAATCTCCGACCGCCAGCCAGTAGGTAGCCCAAGAGCCGGAACCGCCAGGACGTGGATTGGCATTGTAACCGGAACCTGCAATCAAACTGGCCGTCGAGAGAATGCAGACATACCGAACGCCGTTCACGTCCACCATGTCGGCAGTGTCGTGGTCATCGTCGCGCGCCCACGGGCCGCGAGGTTTGACGATCTTCCAGCGCGAGGCCGCTAGATCGGTCGCGAATGTGCCGGACGTGTGGCCCGTTGCGCACATATAGAGCAAGCCGCTTTGAAGCCGGACCTGCCCGACCGTGTAAACCGTCCCGGTCGCCCACGCGCTAACGCCCGGTTGAATGCGGATCGTCGTCGTTGTGTCGTTGATGTCCGACATGGGCGGGAAGTCGAACGGGAACTCTTCGAGCGTCCAGCTTGTTTCCGAATTGCGCGAAAGACGGCGCGGCGCATGCGACGGATGCACAAGGAACATCACGTCGTTAATCTGGCAGAACTGCACCGCTCCGAGTTCGGCAGCAGCATAGGGGGAAACAATCTCAACAGGCGTTCCGCTGGTTATGCGCGTCATGGCGGAGCCGCCTTTCCAAAAGCGCATGTAGGCGTCGCCCATCTCGATAACGTAGTTCGTCGAGGTCGAGCGTTTAAACGGAATCAGGCGCGTTGCCGTCGAGGATGTTTTGACGGCCCCGCCGTATTGCAGGCCCGGACGCTTGAACGCTCCGCCGTAGGGCCGCACGACACAGTTTTGAAGCTCGCGGCAACCGTCGCGGTAAATGGCCGCATCGGGCCGGGAATCGAGCAGGGGCGAAAGTTCGCCGCCGTTAAAGGAGGCCTGAAAGGTGCGGGTTGCAATGCTCATGCGAAACGGGAGGCGTGTAGTTCGCTGCTTGCCGTGTTGACGTTGGTATCGCCCTTGCCTTCGCGCGCATCACGTCCGCGTGCATTCGGCAGCATGAGCTTTTCGTAAGTCTGCCGAAGCTCTGCCGAGCGTCCAGCCGGTCCAGCGAGGTCTTGCGCCAAGTAGGAGGCAAGCAGCGTCGAGAGCGCGGCAATGAATTCGTGCGGGTAGGTCGATACCGTTTCGTTTCGCCATGTGTAGGACACAAAGGCCGTTTCGAGGTCGCAGAAGATGAAGCCCGATTCGACGCGAAACGGTTCCGTGTCGTTCTCCTCCATGTCGCGGTCGGGATCATCGAGCACGCGCCGGACCTTGACGCAATCGGACGGCAGCGCGTGGCGATAGTCCCATCCGAAAGCCGGAATCTTGAGAAACGTTCCGCCGCTCGAATAGCCGGACGCATAAACGCTGTCTTGCAGGTCGAAAACGTTGTCGTCGATCCGCGTGACAAAGAACGACCCGACCGCGCAAGGTACATCCTCAATCGCAGCCCGGTCGTCAGTCACCAGACCGTGCGACGCCTTCGTGATGCGGACAAGCCCGCCGTTGTTGGCAATGGACGTGATGGCCGTTCGAGTAACTTTCAGGCGCGCGCGCTTGGTCGCAAAGTTCCAGTTCTGCGCGCTGAGAGTTTCATTGAGCGCCAGTTCCCAAAACTTCCGGCCACTCACGGCCTGCGGGGTCGTGTCCGTGTCGGCATTCGAGAGCGATTTCCCGCCGATGAGGCCCAGGGCAATGTTGAAAATGTCAGTCTTGGTCATGGTTCGTCTTCAAAGAAATGCGGGGACCGCCCCAACAAGAAAGGACGGCCCCCGCTGTTTTGTGCGCCACTGCATGCGCCTCGCCACACCCGAAGGGCGAATTGGATCAACCGAGCGTGTACACGATGTGCCACACCTGCGAGTGAGCAGCCGCACTCGTCACGGTCGTTGGAGTCGCGATCAACCAACCGGCATCCGTCAGCTTGTAGGGCGTCAGGAACGCGGCACCTTCCGTGCCTTCGGTCAGTTCTTTGCGGCCCGCCGAGCCACCGAGCGCAAGCCCGGAAACATAGCGGTCGTCGTCGCTGGCATCGCCGAGTTTGAGCGTGAGAGCGTCGCCGGGGTCGCCATAATCGACGGAGATGAGGGACGGCACCAACCGCGCACCTTTGGGGAGGCGGCAAAGATAGATGGCGTCAGAGGTCGTGATGGACGACGCGACGGAAACCGTAACGTCGATATACTTGAGATCGCCGCCGTAGGCCGGGAGCGAAGGGGACTTGGACTGATCGGAAAGGGCCGAGTTTTGGGCCGTTGCGAGGTCTGAATAGATGGTAGCCATAGGAAGAGGAAAAAGGTGAAGGTTTGAGGAAAAGGGCGCTCCCCGAAAGGAGCGCCCCGAGGATCATCACGGCTCGTTGCAGTAGATGCGAACGACGCCTTTGTTCTTGGCGCGGACGGCACCCATGCGCTTGACGGCGCGAAGCTGGGTCTTGTGCGACTTCGCAGGAAGCACGTCGATGTGGACGTGACGTTCGAGGTCAGCGAAACGGACGCCGGACTTGTGCCAAGCGACGACCTTGCGGACGCTGCTCGCCACGCTGAGGCGCTGAGAAGGCACCCAAGTAAAGCCCATGAAGCGGTCAACGCGCCCGTCCTTCAACGCCATGAAGTCGTTGTAGTCGCGGGAAGTGACTTCCGTGATGCCGAGAGCGTCGTCGAGCTGGCGTGCGCCATAAGCGAGGTAGCGTTCCGACTCGGGCACTTCGGCGAGGTCGAACAGGCGCTTTGCGTAACGGAGCTTGCCCATCGTGAGGCCGGAATCGACCGTCGAGCCGGAAGGCACGTAGTTGACCGCGATGGACTGCGCCGAAAGGAAGGCGTCGGAATCGGTGCCGTTTTCGCCGATGTAGCGCGTTGCGTCCATGGCCTCGATAATAAGGTCATCGGCGCGGCGGTTTTCGGCAGCGGCAGCGGACATGATTTCGTCCGACTGCGGCAGGGCGATTTCGCCGAGTTGAACAGCGTCGTCTTCGTCCCAGCTTTTGACGAACTGGAACTTGCGGCGGAAGAGCCAATACTTGAATCCGGTGCTGTCGCCGTCGCCAGTGTCGGCCTTCCGGTCAGTCACTTCGGACATTTCGGTTTGGTCGAGTTCGTTGAACCACTTGCGCGCCCCGGTGAAGGGAGAGGCCGTGACGGCACCCTTCATGCGGGAGTTCATTTGCTGGTAAGCCTGCTCCCAATTGGTCGCAAACTCGGTTTTGTAGAATGAGGGGATTTCAGCCATAAAGGTGAAGAAAGAATGAGAGGTTGATTGCCTTGGCGTGTCCGGTGCCTTTGGCGTTCAAGCTCGGTCTTTCGGTTCCCCGCGCGAAGCGGGCCGTCAGTGCCTTGCTTCGCGATTGCCCCTCTTGTCGTGTGAAGGGTCGCTTGGACAACGCGACGGAGTGAAACACCCGCCGAGTTGTCAAGCGTCCATCATCACAATTTTTCGCCAAGCAGCGCGGCAATGCGCGCCTGCGCGGCCTTCTGCTTTTCAAGGCCGTTCTTGCCTTGGTAGTCGTCCCCCTTGCGGATCGTGTCGGCCTGCTCGCGAAGCGTCGCTTGCGCGCCGTCGCCGCCGAGAAGTTTGTCCTCGCGCATGAGCTTCGAGGCAGCGTGCAGGAGCCGGATCATCTTCGCGTTGCTGCCCACTTCGGGGTCGGTGATGTCCACGCCCAGGAGCTTCGCGGCCTTGACGGACTGCGCCAGATTTTCTTCGTAGCCTTGGCCCCATTCCTTTTTCAGCGCCTCGGTCTGCTGTGCAACGTAGGCCTCCGCGTCCGCGCCGTTCTTTTGCGCTGCCGCTTCCTGTGCCGAGAGATTGAGCGCCACGATGTCGGCCAGTGCCGCCTTGGGAAGATGGTGCTTGTGGCCGATTTCCGCGAGCTTGCCCGCGAGTTCGTCGTTCCACTCCGCGCCCGCTGGCAGCTTTTCAGGCTTGAGAGGCCCGTAGCCGTCCGGCTTGTCGGGAGCGCCAACGAGCTTGCGCCATTCGGCGACTTGCTCAGGCGTGGCATTCTCGCCGGGAGGAGTGATCTTTTTAGCCGAGATGGCCTTTTCCGCGTTGGCGTAGCTGCTAATGAGGTCCGTCACGGTTGGGAAGCGACCGACAGAAGGACCGTAAGGCTTGAAGGCCTCGGGCAGCTTGTCGGTCCAGCCCTGCGCGAAAGTGCCGTCCGGGTTGATGAGTTCGTGGAAGGACAGTCCGCCGCCGTTTTGCTGGCTTTGCTGTTGCTGCCCCTGTTGCTGTTGCTGCTGTTGGCCGTCGCCTTGCTGCTGTTGCTGTGTCTGCCCCTGTTGGAGGATGGTCGTGCTCATGTTGGTGCTGTTGGGTGTGGATTAGATGGGTTCGCCGCCGTGCTCGCTTTCAGACGCCTTTTCATGCTTGGCATTTGCGCGGGCCGTTTTGCCAAACTGGAACTCGACTTCCTCGACGGTCGGAAGCGTCTTGCCCGCATACTCGCGCGCGAAGTCATCGGCGCTCAGGATCGTTTTCGCCCAGGCCACAAAGGCAGGCGTGCGACTGCCAAGAGCTTCGTGCATGGCCGGGTACATGGGAATCAGCCCCCTGTCAGCCGCGACCGTGATGCCGAAAATGGTCGTCAGGTCCGTTTCCTCGGCGGGTTCGGGTTTGCCTTGCTCGACCTCGGACGCTTCCGGCTTGTTGATCGGCGTAGGCGCTTCCGGCGCTTTGCTGGCGCTTTCGATGACCTCAAATGTCACGTCCGCGCCTGCGGCCTTGCGGACTTGGCCCATGATGACGGGCGGGAGTTTCGAGAGAGAGCGGACAACGCCGCCCTCCAGTTCTGCGATTTGCTGGCCGTCGCGAAGAACGGCGCTGCCTTCGATGGTAATCATGGCGGGATGTTGGTTAGATGGCGAGACGTTCGAGGAAAGAGCCAAGGACAACATTGAAGAAACGTTGGCGGCGCGCGCGGTCGTGGATTGATTCGCTCAAGGCGCACGCAACACCCGGTGAAGGATAGTCCGCTTCCTTTTGGTCATTCGGCGCACTCATCACCGAGCCAAGGCGCAGCTCGATTTGTTGAATGAGTTGTTCGGTCTTGTCTTGCGCCTCTGTCAGCATGTCGATTTGCAAAAAGACATTGGATGGAGGAGGCGGCGCTTCTGCGAGGTTCGTTGCGGGATGTCCTGTTAGTTTCATGCGGGTGCGTGGGTGTTGCTTGTTGCTTCTGCGGGTTTTAACTCCATGGCGTCGATCTCGAAATCAACGTCGAGGGGTAAAGTCATGAGCGCGAGAATGTGAGACATCACTTCGCGGTTGCCGTCCTTTTTGGGGCGCGGTGCGT